AATACTTCGACCATGTCAAAATCCACATCGGGATCGGTGGGGAACCAGGAGCGAATGCCTTTCAAAAAGGTGTATATGAATCACAGGCGGATCTGTTGACCATTGCCCGTGTACATGAGTATGGGGCAGTTATTAAAGCTGTCAATGCAAAGAATCTTACAATACCGATCCATAAAGATGCCAAAGGAAAAAGAATCAAAGACTTTTCGGATATCTTTTTTATCAAGAGCAGGAACGGATTTTTATTCGCGTGCGTTTATGCCGATAAAAAGGCATCTGTCAAAGAACGGAAGGTATCGGAAGCGGAGCAGGCAGAGGACAGTGGGGAGCAGCAAACCCGCAAGAATAAAAAGAAAAGCAAAAAGGTATACAAAAAGAAGGACCAGAGGAAGATTAAGTATCTGTTTTTACTGATTCCAGAGGTGACAATTCCGGAGCGAAGCTTTATTCGAGCCTCCTATGATAAGAATAAAGACCACTTTGCCTCCGTCTGTGATGAGTCCTTACGGATGGCATTGATGGGGCAGATCAGCACCAGAGTAGCTGCAGAACGTATTGGAAATACGGGTGTCAGTATGATAGTAGAATATATTCACTCGGGTGTGTTGAAAGAGAAAGGCAGGATAACGCTGAGTTCTTCTCCAGGAAAAACAACACCCTTGATTGATTCCGGACAACTTATCAGTGCGATTACCTACTGGATTGAGGAGAATGCTGAATGAACTTTTCTAGTTTGCCAATGCCACAAATTCCAGGAGAACTGATGCACACGATGTATCAGCTCAAATCTGGTGGAAAGTACAGTCAACAGGATGGTGGTCAATGGGTGCCATCTAAAGATGAACAAGTTGCCTTTCAAGGTGTTGTCCTTCCTGTATCGGATAAAGACCTGCAAAGGACACCAACAGGCACTTATTCAAAGGACAGCGAAAAAATTTATACCAATGGCCATGCCTTGGAAGTGGGTGGGAGTGTTTACGATCCGCAAAGTGATATGACGTATACCGTCACGCAAGAACTTGGTCATAACAGCATCCATCCAATGAAGAGATATGTAGTTGAAGCAAAAGGGAGGGGTGGAGGACGGAGAGCTTAGTCCAAAAAAGAAACGTTTTGGTAGCGGCACTGTCTCAATATTTGGGTTGTCCGGTCGTTTTAAGCGACCAGACACAACCTGAGCCGGAAGCACCTTTTGTATATTACTCTATCCTAACGAATATGCAGCCATCCATTGAGATGGGGTGTTACAGTTTTGACGGCAGACAGGAGCGCAGGATGGTCAATCCTACCATGACAATTTCCTTTACCGCAGTCAGCTGGAGCCGCTGGAAGGATGACACATATATCCATGGAGAGGACGAGGCGATGGAACTGTGTGATCGGTTACAGGGCTTTTTCCTGCATTCAGGCAAGGACGACATCCATGCAGCAGGATTTGTTGTGGTGAGTGTCAGCGATTCTGGAAATCGGTCCTTTTTGGAAGTCGACCAAATGGCACGTCAGTACGGATTCGATGTGCAGTTAAGATATTGTCGAGTAGATGATCGAATTGTTGGATATATCGAGCCTATCAAAATTGTAAAGGAGTGAAATTATGCCGAAAGATATAGTGGTAGTTGTACGACTGGATGATAAACCAAAAGAGGCCCAGGGACTTGATATTCTTCTCGTAAGCACCGAAGGAGAAAAAGCCATCAAGACCTATCGATCTCTTGAGGAAATCGCAGTTGATTTTTCGGGTAAGAATGTTGAGAAGATGGCACAGGCGCTATTTGACCAGGGTAAAACGACGCTTGCGGATGGCCTGATCCGCAAAGTAAAAATCGTAGGGCTGGAAACACCTGAAAGTGCATCGGCTATGGTAGAAAGTCTGGAGGCATTGCGACAGCAGGACCACGACTGGTATCTTGTCTTGACTTATAAAAAAGACGATGAATATATACAGGCCCTTGCAGCGTGGGCGGAGGGGACCGAGCCAACCGAAGCGGAGCTGGAAGCAGAAATTGAGGACCATCGAAAGCTGTACTTTGCACAGACAGCAAATAAGTCCCTTTCTGTTACCAATCGTCGAAGTGTCATCGTTTACCATTCTGATGAAGAGGAAGCAGCTGCTGCGTGGGTTGGAAATGTTGGCCCATTTTATCCACAGAGCGTTACATGGAAGTTTAAACAGCCTCAGGGAATCACTTTGCAGCCGCTTACCGACGCTGAGCGTGAAGCTCTGGAGGAAGCAAATATAAACTTCTTGTCAGTTGAATACAAACGCGAGTATATGAAAAACGGCGTATGTGCTGATGGGGAGTATATCGATAGCCAGATGGGTGCCGATTATATTGCTCTCACTATCCGTGAAAACCTGTACAACCTCCTGATCCAGACACCGAAGGTACCATACACCAACCAGGGATTTGTACAGGTTGCAAGCGCCGTTTTTTCCGCACTGAATCGTGCAGTTGAATATGGCGTTATTGCAAAAGATCCAGAAAGCAAAAAGGGAATGTATCTGGTCAATGTGCCGACTCGTGCCGATGCTACCGATGATCAGGCCAGAGCAAGAGAGATGCCGCCGATCACATGGGAAGCTCAGCTGGAAGGAGCAGTACATAGAGTAAAAGTTACAGGTACTTTGAAGGCTACCGTTGATTTTGAGTAAGGAGGGTAAAAAACTATGGTACATACTTATGACCCCGATAAGGTCTCCGTTGTCATCAATGGAACGATTATTACAGGGTTCGATTCCTCCGGTGTATTTACCTACTCTCGCACAGGTGACATTGTTACACCGAATGTCGGTGTGCAGGGAGATGTAGCTTACACTGAAAACAGAGATGAGACCGGCACCCTGACGATTACCTTGATGAACTCAAGCCCTCATCTGTCTATGCTGCGTTCCATGGCCACTGGACGTCAGATGCTCAGCGTCGTTGTCAATGACGCCAACGAGTTTGATCCGCTGAGTATCAGTGCAGAGAATTGCAGGATCACAAAGATGCCGGATATCGGTCGAAGCAAAGACCTTGGATCGGCGCAGATCACCATTTTTATTCCGAAAGACAATTTATAATTTTTAGGAGGTATGCGATATGAACAGACAGGAAAAAGTAAATATTAATGACCAGGATTTTACTCTCCAGAGTGTTTCGATCTCGTGGTATTACGATATCAATGACCGCTTCCTCTCTGGCAAGCAGAGACGCTCAGCAGGATACATTGATGCCCTTCTGCGTGGTGTCGTTGTGGAACCGCTGGAAGTAAAAAACAAGGGATTGGCGTACTTTGAGGAAACTGGCGATCTTGCCACGGTTGAGATGTTAGTTGCCCGTATCGAAAAATTTCTTCGCAGCACTGCAAAACCGGCGTCTGGCGTCGGAGCGAGCGAAAAGGCATAAAGAGTTTTGGACCATGGTGTACACGGGTAAAGATCTCGGGTACACAGAATTGAAAGCGATGAGTCTGGAGGAGTACACCGAGGCAATCGAAGCTAAAATTCTGTATAATGAATGGAGGCGAGAAAAATAGAAGACAGCAGATCCATGACGTTTGGTTTGGACTTTGGCCTCCAGGATTCTATTCAGCAACTCGGATCAATTACAGCTGATCTCCAAAGCCTCGTGGATGAGCTTCGTGGCGTGGAACAAGATGGCCGGAAAGCAGGCAGTGGTATTGCAAATGGAATGGATGCTGCTGCGGATTCCACTGAAGGATTGGGAAATGAAGTAGACGCTGCCGCCGATAAAATTAAGGGTATCGGTGATGAGACAGAAAAAGCCAAAACAAAGGTTCTCAGTGCTACCGAAGAGATGGGAGCACGCTTCCAAGAGTCGATGGGTTCTTCCCTAAAATCAGGGGAAAGTTTCTGGAAATCTTTTAAAAGTGGAATCGGATCAAGCTTTGGTTACGCAGGGGAGCGCGCCAAAGCTTTTTTTGATGACAGTGACAAGAAGCTGAAGAAATATCAAAAGGCATGGCAGCATCCTATTGATACTATTAAATCGAAGTTGGGAAAGGCGATGCTCGATGCGGCAAAGGATACTCGAAAGTTGGAAAATGCCGCAGAGGATACAGAAAAGAAGCTTGATGATGCTGGAGATGAAGGCGAGAGTGCTGGCAACCAAATTGGAGATGCCATCAAAGGAGCCATAGGGGCTTTTATCGGATTTGAAGCGATCCAGGCGGGAATAGACAAGCTCAAAGAACTTGGAGCTGCTGCACTGGAACTGGCAGGTATTTCAGAAAATTCCGGAAAAAAATTCGCTGCCAATTTCACAGAAGAAGATGCCGAATGGGCGGAGAATTTTGGGAGCTCTATCCATCGGGCCAAATCGGAGATCCAAAGCTTCATGGTGTCAAACAAGGCACTTTATGGAGAAATGGGGATCACTGGAGAGGCAGCCACAGAACTCTCTAAAGCGACAACCTCGCTGGCGTATGATTTTGGCAATGCCTTTTCTATGGACGACACAGAAGCACTGGGGGTCGTCCAGGACTATTTGAGCGGAAACTCAGCGGCGCTAGAGGAGTATGGTGTCCATATCGACGACGCTGTCCTCAAAAATACTGCACTTTCGATGGGACTCGGTGAGAATATCGACGAGTTGGACGATGCAGCGATGGCTCAAGTGCGAATGAATGCACTGCTTCAGAAGAGTACCAGCATCCAGCAAGCTGCGATCAAAGATACCGGTGGACTGGTTAACAGTACAAAGAGCCTAAAGGGTATCTGGAATGAGTTCATGGCGGATGCAGGAGCAAAGTTTGCCCCTGCTATGGAGGGTTTGTTTGGAACAGTTTTGAACAACTGGCCGACGATTGAACCAATGCTGATGGGATTTGTGGATGTACTCAGCAATGGCATGGGGCAGGCAGTTCCAGTTTTGATGAACCTTGGTTCGACGCTCATTCCAACATTGACCAGTGTGCTCGGAACGCTCTTTGAGGCAGGAACGCCGCTGATCTCGGTGTTTGGAGAGATAGCACAGACGGTCCTTCCTCCTTTCGCTCAAATTCTGGGAACACTTGGGTCGACATTACTCCCACCGGTAACCAGTATTCTTTCTACCCTCAACGAAAGTGTTTTACAACCGTTAATGCCTGTGCTTGGTACGGTGGCAAATTCGCTGCTGCCGCCTATTGCATCGTTACTGGAAGAACTATCTCCTATATTAGAGTGGATAGAACCGCCGCTTGAACTGATCGGTAAGGCGGTGGGGGTCATTGCTGAGGGACTGGGCAGTGTCATTGAATTTTTGGGTAGCGGTGTAGGTGCAGCTGTAGATTTTTTTGATGGACTCTTTGGAGGCGCCGAAGAAAGCAAGAAGGAGGTTGATGAGCTAGGAAGCTCATTAAACACACTTGCAGGCACACAGGATGAGATTGGTTCTGCTCCGATCGGAATCGACTTAAACGACGACCAGCCAAAACCGGAGCCAAAACCCTCACCGGCTTCAACAGGGTCAAACGTATTGGGAATCAGCGATGAAGTCGATAAGGAGAAAAAAGAAGTAGGAAGCGCGTTAGACTCAATTTTCGAGCAAACAGAGCAAACTTATCAAAAAATGGAGGAGCAGTCTTCTACTTCGTGGAGTCACATGGTCGATGATGCTCAGGAAGCAACCTCCAAAATAACAAGTTTAATCAAGTCTATGTCGTCTGCAATGTCCAATGTTCCGTCGTTGGATATGCAGCTCAACATTCCGCATCATGCAGCCGGAACAGGCAACTTTGAAGGTGGTTTTACATGGATGAACGAAGAGGGTGGAGAACTTGCGTTTTTGCCTTCTGGAACTGCCATTCTGCCGGCTGACCGAAGTGAACAGCTGCTCGACAATGTTGTAAATAACGTTGTGAACAACGAGGAACAGAATCGTCAGCTGTCCTTTGCCCCGATCATCCAAATAGAGGTAAATGGGCAGTTGAGCGAGGAAATGATTGCAAAACTCAAAGAGATTCTGCAAGACCTTTTCCCAGAGTTGTATCGTCAGATGCAGGAGGAAGATTATGCGAACAGATCTTTGCAGCAGGGATTTGCATAGGAGGCGATTGAGTGTATACACTGACAGGACAAAAATGCGGTACTGTCCGCTTTCAGTCCGATGTGGGTATCATTACGAAGGAGTCTTTGACAAGGTCAAGCAGTATCACGGACAATCCGGTCGAAGGCGGCTCTAATATCAATGACCATGTATTCCGAAATGCGCAGCAATTTTCCTTGACGGGTGTTGCAGTATCTCAATCAGCATACAGTAAGCTCGAACAGATGTGGCAGAAGGGAGATATTTTAACCTACACCGGAGCAGTTCGAATTGATATGCTGGTGATTCAAAACCTCGTTCAGAATTTTGATAAATCCAATGCCAATGGGTTTGGATTCACCATTACGTTAAAAAAGGTACAGATCGTATCTTCCAAACAGGCTGCAACATCAACGATGATGTCCAACCAGGACGCAGGGAAAGCGCAGGAAAGTTCGTCATCAGGAACTTCTCAGACAGCGGCTATCAGTGCCGATGGCTTGAAGACGACCGTATCAGAAACCATATCGTCAAGTGCATACATGACTTATGTCAATAGCTATTCATCTAAAGCACAACCAAGTGCAGGGCCTTCCAGCAGGGCCACGCCATCCTACAATGGATTAAGATAGGGGGAATATTGTGCAGCTTATTGATCTTGGGAAGAGCGTCAGCTTTATCCCTGTTGATGTGTCAAAAGTCCCATATACTTTTTCTTTAAAGCTAGGAGACAAAACCTATTCCTTCCTGCTTCGGTATAATGAGCAGGGGGGATTTTTTACAGTTGACCTCTCAATAGCTTCTACTGGAGAGCATTTGTGCTATGGTGATCCTGTTCGATATGGACGCCCGTTATTTGGATCAGTGGAGGACGACAGATATCCTTTGCCGGTTATCATTCCACTGTGCCTGACAGGAGATGATATCAGTGAGATTACGTTTGACAATTTCGGGAAGAAAGTGAAACTGTATCTGTATGATAGGGTGATTCAGTCATGAGCTTTTGGATGAGACAGGCCAGTGTTCAGATCGGTGGCGCAGTTTATGATATGGACGATTTCTATTTTGAGTTTGAGGTGCCTTTTGAAGATACAACAACCGTACAGACGGCCACCGTCAAAATTCATAATCTGGCGAAATCTACCCGAGATGCTATCAAAAAAGATCAGCCAATGATCATCAATGCCGGATATGAAGGTGATGTTGGAGCAGTATTTGTCGGAAAAATCTCCGCTTGTTCACATCAGCACAGCGGTACTGACTGGATTACTACAGTCTCGGCAATGTCGGCCATGGAAGAGTGGCTAAGTTCCAAAGTCAGCAAGAGTTATGCACAGGGCACGACCTCTCAGGAGATCGTGTCTGACTTACTCAATTTGCTAGGTGTGGAGGTTGGAGAATTTTCGCTCAAGCAGAACAAAGTCTATGACAGAGGTAAGGTATGTTCTGGTAAGGTGAAGGATTGTCTGAAGGCTGTCGTGGTTGATGACTGCAAGAGCCGCTTTCTCATCCGTAACGATACAATCATTATCAATGATCCTGACAAAGGAGTCCAAAACGGCATTTTGCTCACACCGGAATCAGGTTTGATTATTTCAGGCCAGGAGAAACAGGACACCATCATTGCTGCCGGTGCAGACAGTCAGAAGTCATCCGGCGAAAAAAATGATGAGGGAAAAACCTTCTCCCGTGATTGCCTGCTCAATTACCATATTGGTCCATCAGAGCAGGTAGTGATTCAGTCGGAGACGCTTAATGGAACATTTATTGTTATCAAAGGTAAGCACACTGGAAGCCCGAAAGGAAAATGGCTTACCACCATGGAGTTAAAACCGGCATAGGAGGTGTTGAACAATGGGGAAGCAATCAAAACAAGCCGCTTATGAACAGGCAAAAGATCGAGCAGTAAAGGCCGGTATCTGTGTCGCTGACATCGTCAAGATTGTCAAATATGATGAGGATAAAATGATTGTAGATGTACAGCCGCTTACCAAATATCCGGATGAAGAGAAATTCGAAAAAAAGCCACAGGTATTATCTGTACCTGTGGCTTTGGTTTATGGCGGAGGTTTTGTCATCCGTCCTGTGTATCAGCCAGGAGACTTAGGTTTTGTGGTGTATCTGGATCGAGACAGCGATGCTACTATCGCAAAAGGATCAGAAGCAGATCCTAATACTGAGCGATTGCACTCTGGAGACGATGCTATCTTCTTTGGAGGTGTCCGTATTGGTAACAAGCAGATTACTGGACTCCCCACAAAGAAGCTCTGTGTAGCCACAGATGATGGCAGCATCTATATTGCCGTCGGCAAAGAGAAAATCAATGTCAAAGGCGATGTGGAAATAAAAGGCAATGTCGATGTTATAGGAGACGTCAGAGTCAGTGGAAAAGTGGAAGTGACACAGACGATAACCGCGCAGGTGGACGTCATCGGTGGAGGAGTCAGTCTTAAGAATCACATACATAGCGGTGTTGCATCTGGCACAGGAAACACCGGAAGTCCGATTGAAGGAGGAATGTGAAACGAAAAACTTCACTCTAAAGATTGATGAAGAAAGCAGGGACCTTGTCTTTGACAGTGATGGAAATTTTGCACTGATTGAGGGTGATAATACCACAGCTCAGGCAGTTCGACTCACACTGGAGATCTATAAGAAAGAGTTTCCGCTTGATGTAACCCATGGAACGGACTATGACAAAATCATGGGACAGCCAGTCTCTAAATTATCTCAGGAAACAATCAATGAGGTTTTGCGGGAAGCAATCTTTCAAGAAACGGAGGTGTCTCAAATTGACCAAATCAATTTAAATGAGACAGGACGAACCCTGGAGGTAGCCTTTGTAGGGACGTTGCAAAGCGGAAGAGTAATCAAGACGAAAGCGGAGGTGCGATGAATGGATTACAATGACTGGGGGCTTACCGATAAAGGATTTAGATGCCCAACCTACGTCGAACTTCTGAATGCTTATGAATATAAGGCGCGAGAGCACTTTGGCTCTGAGGCCAACCTGACTGTCAGATCCCCGATTGGTATCTTCTTGCGTATTCTTACATGGATAACCTTTCTGGTGTTTCAGCTGTCAGAAGATGTCTATAACAGCAGATTTGTTGATACATCGATTGGCAACAGTTTGTACAACTTGGGAAGAGCCATTGGCTTGAGACTGCTCCCAGCGCAGAAGGCCGCAGGATATGTTCGCTTTACCGGAGACGTCGGCTTTTATATACCAGAAGGATATCTTGTATCAACGGTCTCTGGCTATCAGTATGCGACCGTTACCTATGGACGAATAGGAGAAGATGGGACACTTCTGCTGCCAGTGCAGGCGGTCGAGACGGGCGTAGACTACAACGCAGAAGCGAACACGATCGTTAATATTGTTAATCCTCTGGACGGCATTACTGGATGCACAAATCCTGCCGCTGTGGATGGAGGAAGGAAAAGAGAAACGGATGAGGAGTACAGGGATCGATACTACCGATCAGTTGATTTTGCCGGCGGAGTGAATATTGATGCGATTGTTGCGGAAATTACACAGAATGTCGAGTCGGTGTCCAGCGTTATCGGCTACGAAAATGATACCGATGTCACCGATGAACTGGGACTTCCACCGCACAGTTTTGAAATCGTGGCTTATGGTGGATTAGATCAGGATGTGGCACAGGCAATTTACCGGCGTAAGGCTGCTGGCATCCAGACTTATGGCAGCACAACAGTAAAGGTTATCAGCGTATCTGGTCAGAGCATCGGAATATCTTTTTCAAGGCCCTCACCCGTTCCAATACATATCAAAATTGAGAACCTCAAGACTGATCCAGAAAAGTTTCCGGTTGATGGAGTACAGCAGATTACAGATGCGCTGGTTTCTTATATCGGAGATGAGAACAGTGGCGGCCTATTGATCGGAGATGACCTCGTTTTTATCAGCCTTTATCAAATACCACTTTCGGTGTCTGGAGTCATCGATTTTTCCATCAGCATTTCCAACGATGAAGTAGATTATAGTACTGATAATATTGAGGTTGGTATTCGAGAAAAGGCAGTATGTAAGGCGGAGTGGGTAGAAATCGAGGCGGCATGATGAAAAACGAAATTCTTATAAAAATGCTGGATATGCTTACTGGTGCCTATACCCGTACGGATTTGCAGAGAGCACAGCAGGAGCTTAAACCAGTTACAAATATAGGAAAACTTTTTTCTATTTTTGCTTATGGTTTCGATATGGTCCGAGAACATATCGAAAAAATCCGGCTGTGGGATAATCTCGATTATGCTCAGGGTAAGGTGTTGGACCGATATGGTGCCAATTTTGGCGTAACCCGAGATGGTACATCGGATGCATTTTATCGGTTGCTGATTAAGGTCAAAATGATCTCTCAGCTTTCCGGCGGCGATATCGATACAGTTATCAATGCTGTTGCAACGATGTACAGTATCGATCCTCTTCAAGTGAAATTTGAGGAAATCTTTCCAGCTAAAATCAGGGTTACAATTCAAGCAGCTGATCTAGGAAAAGAGCAGCTTGATGCTATTGATATTATCTCAAAACTGATTAAACGAATTATAGCAGCAGGCGTTGGATTTTATACCATGATTGAAACCAAAGTCACTTATAGTTGTACCAAACTGCGGGCAACCGCCTTTTCAAGCGCTGTTTTGCAGGGAAGAATTGGGGAAAAGAGTGTAGTCGGAACGGATTATCCTGTCGGCACGAAGCTGGTTCCCTTATCGGTTGCAAACATTGTTTATACAGTAGCAGAAAGGAATGAGGAAAGCACATGAATGAAGGAAATCTGACGGGCGCGCTTCTTCCACGGAACAGCGGTTCGATTTTGCCGCAAAGCAGTGGCGTGATCGTCAAGGAGGACAACACCGATTATTTTTCAGTCATCACCAATGTGGGAAATGAACTGATTGCAGCAGCACTTGCCTCTAAAACACCGCTTAAACTGACACAGATGGCTGTTGGAGATGGAGACGGCGGATATGTTCATCCGGACAGGGAGATCACCCAGCTTCGTCGGGAAGTGTGGCGCGGGGAATGTTCGGTTACGCAGGACCCTTCCAATCCCAACATGATTTCGGTAAGGACCGATATCCCGGTTGATGTTGGTGGCTGGGAGGTCAGGGAGATCGGCGTATTTGACGAGGAAAATCGCCTGATTGTCTTTGCTTCTGCTCCTGGATGGAGAAAGCTTGCCATTATAAACGGGACCTCCAATCCAATGGAACTGAACATCCTGATTACTGTTACTGACGCCAGTGCCATCGAACTGAACATTTCATCAGACGGTGTTTCTGCAACCTTAAAAGATCTGGAAAACCACAACAATTCAGACGCTAGCCACAATGGGCACTTCACCGACCCGAACCTGCACTTTACCGAAGAACGCCTGACCCGCCTGCGGATGGGAACAAACTATGAGTTAAACTGTTCAAAGATAGGCGGGGTGTTTAGCCTTACCGGTTTGCCAGAAGAAATATCCGGAAGGGTTCTCTGCTTTTTTCAGGTGCCACAAGCGTATGAAAAGAACGACACCTGGACGTTAAACAGTGTAGCCTATACTGCAAAGACCGCGGACGGCAAGGGATTACGACCGAGCAGCTTTGTAAAAGACGCTGTCCTGACTGCGGTGGTGGATACACAGGCAAAAGAATTGCACTTTAGCTCGCTGGGAACAGGAGGAGGCGGAACGGTGGTCAGCAAAACTCCACCGGATGATACCGACGTTAACTGGTTTAACCCGGACAACCGCCTGTTAAGTGTCAATGTGTCAGGAGAGTGGCTCACAATCGCAGGTGTGTATGGTGGCTAAGGGACGGTTAAAGTTTGCAGAAAGAATTGGCAAAGTATTCCGTCCCTTTAAAATTGGCAACAAAAGCTGCCAATCTTTGAAAAATGAGAAAATAAGGAGGGAGATTAAATGCAGGAACATCCGTATCTTACCAGAGATGATTTTCCGAGTTATAACGATGAGTTTGCAAAGCTCTATCAGCAGCTTCATCCGGACAAGGTGCCGGAAAACGAGGATACCTTCTGTAAAAGTGTCACCTTCTGCGTGACAGAATCCTGCAATCTGGCTTGTACATACTGCTATGAGTGCCACAAGTCCAGCCGCCGGATGAGCTGGGAAACTGCAAAGGAGATTGTGGACAGCCTGTTTGAAGGGAAATTCGTGGATAATACCGCGCCAGCCATCATTCTGGACTTCATCGGTGGAGAGCCGCTTTTAGAGATTGAGCTCATCGACAAGACAGTCGAGTACTTTAAGCGAAAAGCCTTCCAGCTTAAGCACCCATGGGGTTATTATTACATGATTTCGATTTCCACAAATGGTGTCTTGTTTGATACCCCAAAGGTGCAGGAATTCATCCGTAAAAACTATGAGCACCTCTCCATTGGCATTAGTATTGATGGAGACAAGGCGCTGCACGACAGCTGCCGCGTTTTTCATGACGGTTCCGGCAGCTATGATGTGGTGTCAAAAGCGGCAAAGCATCTGCTGAGAATTTATCCGAAGGCAGGCACCAAAGTGACACTGGCTCCCGAGAACCTGCCGCATCTGGTAGGAGCGATTCAACATCTGTATCGTTTGGG